TTATACAGCTTTTTTTACATCGTCTTCTCTTGCCGGGAGGTTGTGTTCCTTATTTTCATACTGAGATAAAATCTCTCTCGCTTTTTCCGGCGGTAATGCTTGAAGTGTCTGTAGGGTTCTTTGTTGTTCCACAGTAACCCCCAATGCTTCTAACGCTTTATCTTTGCTAACAATTGTCGGCATAAGACCTTTAATTCCTGCCACACGAATGATCTCAATAGCCGCAGCTTGCTCATCAGGCGTTAAGAAACTCATTGCATAAACTAGCCGCTCATCAACTGTATGATGGCTTGGTACATGTACTGGAGGGGTATAAGAAAATGATGCTCCCTTAATAGCCCTTTGGGTTTCTTCTGGTAAGCTGTTGATGTGATATTCATAAGCCACACCTTTTCCACCATGACGTTGACGTTTTACCCAATTTTCTGCCACAGCCTTTCTGGTAATGTTAGTCGCCAACTTTGGCACACCAGGCATCCCCTCCAGCTCTTTCGCATTAAACCATTCTTTGATTTCAAAAGACATTGTTTAAAATCCCAATGATTTCATTAAAGTTGAAAAAAATTACTTTAAGTTTCAAATAATTAATCAAGATGCTGTAAAATCTTTTCAAATCATCATTGATTCCAAAAAGATTTCACTGTACATTGCTCGATATGCCGTGAGCTACTTTGCAGAGTAGCTCACGGGTGAATCTGAAAGGATTACATGAAATGCATATGAATAAAAGAGCTAACCGCCAAGACTGGCATCGGGCTGACATCGTTGCTGAGTTACGAAAACGCAATATGTCACTGGCCGAATTGGGAAGATCGAATCATCTTTCGTCTTCAACATTAAAAAATGCTTTAGATAAGAGATACCCAAAAGCGGAAAAAATCATTGCAGATGCATTGGGAATGACACCGCAGGATATCTGGCCATCTCGATACTAGGTGCGCTATGAAAGAGTGGTATACAGCGAAAGAATTGCTTGGTTTTGCTGGTTTGCCAAAGCAAGCAACTAACATTACACGTAAGGCACAAAGAGAAGGCTGGGTGTTTAGGCAAGTTACAGGTACTAAAGGTGTATCATTTGAATTCAATATCAAATCATTTCCTGTTGCATTACGTGCTGAAATTTTATTGCAACAAGGAGGTATTGAAACAAGCCAGGGCCGTTTTGAAATCGCCCGCCCCACGCTGGAAGCCCATGATTATGATCGTGAGGCACTGTGGAGCAAATGGGATAACGCCAGCAATTCCCAGCGCAGACTTGCTGAAAAATGGTTGCCTGCGGTTCAGGCTGCAGACGAAATGCTGAACCAGGGGATTTCAACGAAAACGGCTTTTGCGACCGTTGCAGGGCATTACCAGGTCAGCGCATCCACTTTGCGGGACAAGTATTACCAGGTACAGAAGTTTGCGAAGCCTGACTGGGCGGCAGCACTTGTTGATGGACGTGGTGCATCTCGTCGCAATGTTCACAAAAGTGAATTTGACGAGGATGCCTGGCAGTTTCTGATTGCAGATTATCTGCGACCAGAAAAACCCGCCTTCCGCAAATGTTATGAGCGTCTGGAGCTGGCAGCCCGCGAGCATGGCTGGAGTATTCCCTCCCGTGCCACGGCCTTTCGCCGGATTCAGCAACTGGATGAGGCAATGGTTGTTGCCTGCCGTGAAGGTGAACATGCACTGATGCATCTGATACCGGCACAGCAGCGAACTGTGGAACACCTGGACGCCATGCAGTGGATCAACGGCGACGGTTATCTGCATAACGTCTTTGTACGCTGGTTTAACGGCGATGTGATCCGCCCGAAAACATGGTTCTGGCAGGATGTGAAAACCCGAAAAATTCTGGGCTGGCGCTGCGATGTAAGCGAGAACATCGATTCAATTCGCCTCTCGTTCATGGATGTGGTGACACGCTACGGCATCCCGGAGGATTTTCACATCACCATTGATAACACCCGTGGTGCAGCGAATAAATGGCTGACGGGGGGCGCGCCCAATCGCTACCGCTTTAAGGTGAAAGAGGACGATCCAAAGGGACTGTTTTTACTGATGGGCGCGAAAATGCACTGGACAAGCGTTGTTGCCGGTAAAGGCTGGGGCCAGGCAAAACCTGTTGAACGTGCTTTCGGTGTTGGTGGGCTTGAGGAATACGTTGATAAGCATCCGGCACTGGCTGGTGCATATACGGGGCCAAATCCGCAGGCAAAACCTGATAACTATGGCGACCGTGCTGTTGATGCAGAGCTGTTTCTGAAAACCCTTGCCGAAGGTGTGGCGATGTTCAATGCCAGAACAGGACGTGAAACAGAAATGTGCGGGGGCAAACTCTCGTTTGATGATGTTTTCGAGCGTGAATACGCCAGAACGATTGTGCGTAAGCCAACCGAAGAACAAAAACGGATGCTGTTACTGCCTGCTGAGGCGGTGAACGTTTCACGCAAAGGCGAGTTTACGCTTAAAGTTGGCGGCTCCCTTAAAGGCGCGAAAAACGTTTATTACAACATGGCATTAATGAATGCCGGAGTGAAAAAAGTTGTGGTCAGGTTTGATCCACAGCAGCTACACAGCACGGTTTATTGCTACACCCTGGACGGTCGGTTTATCTGTGAAGCGGAATGTCTGGCCCCTGTTGCATTTAATGATGCTGCGGCAGGTCGTGAATATCGCCGCCGCCAGAAACAACTGAAATCTGCAACTAAAGCAGCCATTAAGGCGCAGAAGCAAATGGACGCGCTGGAAGTTGCTGAACTGCTGCCGCAGATAGCCGAACCAGCAGCGCCAGAATCAAGGGTTGTTGGTATTTTCCGGCCTTCCGGTAACACGGTGCAGGTGAAATACCAGGAACCCGATGATGAATATGAAACTGATCGTGATGAATATCTGAATCATTCGCTGGATATTCTGGAACAGAACAGACGTAAAAAAGCCATTTAATTAACGTTTAAACAAAATTTAATTACGAGGTTATTCAGATGAATATTTCCGATATTCGCACAGGACTGCGCACGCTTGTAGAAAGTGAAAAAACAACTTATGCACAAATTGCCCGCGAGTCCGGCGTGGCCGCAGGAACGTTAAGCGCATTCGTGAATAACAAGTACAACGGCGACAATGACCGTGTCGCGCAGACACTGGAACGCTGGCTGGAGAACTATCACCGCGCCGCAGAGCTGCCAGAACCCCCGCGTTTTGTGGAAACCAGAACAGCACGTCAAATCTGGACGAGTATGCGTTTTGCCAGCCTGACTGAAAGTATTTCTGTTATCTGCGGTAATCCAGGTGTGGGGAAAACTGAAGCGGCCCGCGAATTTCGTCGCACCAATAACAATGTCTGGATGATCACCATTACACCATCCTGCGCCAGTGTTCTGGAATGTCTCACTGAACTGGCTTATGAGCTGGGAATGAATGACGCACCGCGCCGCAAAGGGCCGCTCTCCCGCGCTTTGCGACGCCGCCTTGAAGGTACGCAGGGGCTGGTCATTATCGACGAAGCTGATCATCTTGGCGCTGAGGTTCTGGAAGAACTCCGCCTGTTACAGGAGTCTGCCCGTATTGGCCTTGTTCTGATGGGGAATCACCGTGTTTATTCAAACATGACCGGTGGTAACAGAACGGTTGAATTTGCCCGCCTGTTTTCCCGTATTGCAAAGCGGACGGCAATTAATAAAACCAAAATTGACGATGTAAAAGCCATTGCGGATGCCTGGCAAATTACCGGCGAAAACGAGCGGGAATTATTACAGCAGATTGCACAAAAACCAGGTGCGCTTCGCATCCTGAACCACTCGCTGCGCCTTGCGGCCATGACTGCCCACGGCAAAGGTGAACGTGTTAATGAAGATTATCTGCGTCAGGCTTTCCGTGAATTAGACCTGGACGTTGATATTTCAACCCTGCTGCGCACGTAAGGAGAGCGAAATCATGATGTCACGGAATATCAAAATGGCGACGGAAGTAAAGAGCTGGTTACAGGAGCGCGGCAGCCACGTCAACGAATCCTGGCTGGGCGTAGCCCGCCCGGTGCTTGAAATTACCTGCCCGCCACCGGAGCTGGTCAGGAACGCCATCAGAATTATGGAGCATAAATCAGGGGTTGCCCGTTCAGTATGGACGGCCCGTCTTAATGGTTGTCAGATTATCTGGCGTTAATAACGGCTTATTTATTTGTGAGGAATAACAAAATGGCAAAAGTCATTATCGAAATCAAAAATGCGACATCTGAAGTTAAAGGGCAGCGTTTACGTACCAGTATTAACGTAGAACACAGTGCAGAGCTGGACGGCGATGAATGTACACTCGCTGGCATGGTAGCGTTACTGGTTCTGGAAAAAAGTCGGGATATTGTTTGCGAGTCAACCCATGAGGCCATTGAAATTCTGAAAAATGACGGCGTCATCACGGGTGGCAGTGTCACAAAAACGACAGTTGAAGGAACACGTCACTGAAAGGAACGCTGATAATGAACGCCAAAATCAGAAACGAAATTCAGGCATTAATTCGAATTAAAATGCGTAATAACAATCCAGGAGAATTACGCGAGTTTATTTTCACCCGCAAAGTTTATGAGCATGGTGAAACTACTTATCTGATTACATTTGACCATTACAGCATTTGTGCGCGTTATTGTGGCGAAAACATCTCTAATGCCATCACGTTTGGCGGTGCGTTTAACGAGGATTTATGGGAATACGTCATGGACCGCGAATACATCAGCGCGTCAGACCCGGACGCACGGGAGCAGTGGCAGAATATCTGGCGCGATTACCGGCGAATGGCGAAAGGCTGGGCGCAGGGAACGTATTCTTCCCTTGCCCTGAAAGCGGTTCAGTTATCGCTGCGGCATATTCCGGCATCACTGCGCGACCCCCTGTTGTACTGAGTGGTGACCGGAATGATGTGTAAACGTAAACGCTGGTCACGCGAAGACCGGGAATTTATCGAAGCCAGTGTCGGAAAAATGACCGTCGAAGAAATGGCGAAAAAACTGAACGTTGCCCCAACCGCTCTACAGGCACATGCCAGAAGGCACGGAATATCGTTGTGTGTTTACCGGGTCAGTGAGCACGACAAATATTTGTGTCGTGAACTTTATAAAGAAGGGCTGGCTATTCATGTCATTGCCCAAAAGATGGAATTAAGCAATCGTGCTGTATCCAGCATTGTATACAGCGAATATTAATTAACAGGAGCTTTATTTATATGGCTAAACCAGCAAAACGAATCAAGAGTGCCGCAGCAGCTTATGTTCCTCAATCCCGCGATGCCGTGGTGTGTGATATTCGCCGGATTGGTGACCTGCAACGCGAAGCGGCACGACTTGAAACGGAAATGAATGACGCTATCGCTGAAATTACTGAGAAATACGCCTCACAGATTGCGCCCCTTAAAACCAGTATCGAAACCCTTTCAAAAGGCGTTCAGGGATGGTGTGAAGCGAACCGTGACGAACTGACGAACGGCGGCAAGGTGAAGACGGCAAACCTGGTAACCGGTGATGTGTCATGGCGTCAGCGCCCACCATCGGTAAGTATTCGCGGCATGGATGCGGTGATGGAAACGCTGGAGCGTCTTGGCCTGCAACGCTTTATTCGCACGAAACAGGAAATCAACAAGGAGGCGATTTTACTGGAACCGAAAGCGGTCGCAGGTGTTGCCGGAATTACAGTCAAATCAGGTATTGAAGATTTTTCTATTATTCCGTTTGAACAGGAAGCCGGTATTTAATACCACCACGCATATTTAATTAATTCACTTTCTTTTAATTATGGCGCGATGCGTCAGGGGATTGCTCGCGCCTGAATCTGATATCTGAGAAATAAAAATGATTGATGCAAAAATTCTGAGCGGTGTCAGCACATTACTACGGGCTTACGGGCGTCTGACCTGTGGCGTTCTGGCTGAAAAAATGAAGATGCCACCTTCCTCAATGGTGTATTTCCTGCGTGATGCGGTTGATGCCGGAGTTCTCACTGAATGCAACGGATTTTATGACGTTCCGCGCCCTCGTCCGACGCCGCCAGTAAGACGAAACGCAACAACGGAACACCCCGATGTTGATGATGCTCAATGGTGCGCGTTCCGCCGCTCTTTGCCCTGGCTGGAAGGCAATGCCATTCCGGCACTGGCAAAAGAATTTGCGACAGGCGTACTGACCTGCGAGTCGGTTTACATCGTTGCTGAAGTGGATGACGAGATGTGCAAACAGGGAATGCCCCGTTTTGTGATGGCGTATATCGATATCCGGATGGGGCGCTTTATTTGTGGTTCCAGTGGCTGGAATATCACCGACCACGTCATGCGCTATCTCATTCTTGATTATTCACCAGCTCCGGCCGCAACACAGGAAGTCAGTGAACATGATTAAGTCAATTGGCTTTGTCCTGCTGGTTGGCACCTGCGGGAATGATGCCTGTGATGCCATCCCTGTAACGGAAAAAATCTGGCCCACCGAGCAGGCATGTATGCAGGTGATGGAGCGCATACAAAAACATTATCCCAATGAAATCTTTTATTGCGAAGAGGTATTAAGAAATGAATAACGCAGAGAAAAATGAAATTAAATCCGCATCCGCCAGCACCAGAAAACATCTTTATGATTTTTATGTCGCCTATAACCAGTGGTTAAAAAACGGAGCGCAAGAAACGGAAGGGGAAGGGTTTATTCGGGGAGTCGGATTATGCGCCAATGTTTATGACTATTTTGAATCAATCGGAGCAGACAGCGAGGCTGCGCTAGAACAATTACATGCGGATTTTGTCGCGAGTGGGCTGGATGAATCCCTGCCATTTAATGTAGATAACGTGCACTACCATGATGAATGCCTACATGACAGATGCCACCTGAATTCTGCTCGTGTGGCATGGGTCGAAAAACACTGCATTAAGGAGATGGGGCAAAATGAGTCGCACATCCCTGATTAAATTAATTCATGTTGCCCGCCGGGAGTTGCACCTCGACGATGACACTTACCGCGCCTTTCTGGTGCAGTGCACGGGCAAAACCAGTTGCCGCGAGCTGTCCGTTGCACAACTGGAACAAGTGCTCGATGCCATGAAAGAGCGCGGTTTTAAAAAGCAGAATAAACATCCCCGCCGTCGCTTTAAGGGGCATGTCACACCGCGCGAGAAGATTTATAAAATCTGGCAGCAGATGTTTCTTGATGGTTTCGTATCCGATATCAGCGACGCCGCGCTGGACAAATACGTTGAACGCCTGACGGCCAGACGTAATGGCGGTCAGGGTGTTTCCACGCTGGCATGGTGTCACGGGGAATCGTTGCAGGTTGTGCTCGAAACGCTCAAACAGTGGCACATGCGCTGCATCCGTGAAGCCTTTGCCCGACATGGTGTGCCTTTACCTGTAAGCCCATCCGGGCGGGAACTGCGCGGCTATGATGCACTGACCAGTGCGTATGCCCGCGCACGAAACAGCGGGAGAATTGCTGTATGAAACAGATGAAAGAGCAGGATTTATTCGAAGACCTCCGGGACGACAGCGTTCTGGAATATCTTCATGATTACCAGGAAAACACCGCTTATCCGGCGTTACTTTCTGAACTGAACGCACTGCTGCGTAAAGAGCTGGCCCGGATTGGCGCAGACCCTGCTCATTCCCTTGAGCTGGTTGTGGCGATTTGTCGCCATATCGGCGGGATGCAGGTTTATGTTCCGAGGGGGAATATTCTGGAGAATCTTGTCCGGGATATGCGTATCTGGCGTGATTTTAACGGCCATAATATTCCTGAACTGGTTCAGCGTTACGGAGTGACGTATAAAACCGTCTACAAGGCCATCAAACGGATGCGACGTCTGGAGCGCAATAAATACCAGCCGGATTTGTTTTACCCCTCCCCGAACCTGCCTCACCCCGTTCGTCGTCCGCCACGACGCCCTTAATCAATGAAGCCGGTAAATCCGGCTTTTTTTATGCCTCCGGCACCATGAAGCAGACCACGTTTAACTCTGCTTCACAGGTGTTTTTATGGAAAATCAAAAATTCTCCCCGGCCTTTGAGCATGCGCTGAATTTCATTCTGCGTCCCGATATCGAAGGCGTCTATGTCAATGACTCCACTGACCGTGGCGGCGAAACCAAATACGGCGTTTCTGACCGCCGCGACGGTGTGATTGACGGCAAAACCGATGTCAACGGTGACGGTAAACCGGATACCCGCATCAAAGATTTAACCCGCGAACAGGCCGCACAGATTTACCTGCGTGATTACTGGCTGCCTGCCGGATGTGACCAGTGGCCTGATGGCGTGGCGCTTTTTGTGTTTGATGCGGCGGTTCAGCATGGCGTTAAAAAGGCTATCAAACTTTTGCAGGAAGCCGCTGATGTGGATGCTGACGGCATCATCGGGCCGCGTACCCGCAAGGCCGTGAGCCAGTCCACCCCTGACTGGCTGCTGGCCCGCTGTATTGTCCGTCGCTCCCGCTTTTATGCCGACATCATCAAATCAAAACCCGCCCAGGGCAAATACCTGAACGGCTGGTTTAACCGCATGGAAAAGCTGACCGACGCCTGTCTGGAAATCATCGATACCCCTCTGGGCATCATGTCCGCCACGCGGGGGTGATATGGGCAAAGGCTGGGATGCCTCACTGAAAGCCGGGCGGCGTGACCGCCTGCGTCAGGAGGTTCTGCACCGCATGGCCGGAGGTCCGCCCCCGAAACCGCTGGACTATACCGGCCATGACGGCACACACGCCAGCTACTACATGCGTGGCTGGAACTCCGTGGATACACGGGACGTTTTCTGGCAGTGCCAGAAGTACAAGGAAAAACTCAATGCACAGAATGAATAGTCTTTTTTATCGCGTTATGTACTCCCGCTTTATGTTGTCCACGTGGTCGTTTCTGGGGCTGTCGGCAGTGCTTTTTCTGGCGAGCTGTTTTGCCGGATGGCGGGCGTTTGCGGTCATGGTGTTGGCATATGGCGCGACACTCTGCCTGATTCACAGCTTTCAACTGGGCAATGTGCCTTATCGCTTGCTACCAAAAAGACGCTATCGACCAGCCTCTCGCCGTATTGTCGTGTGGTCATGGGTGGTCTGGTTCGTCGGGTATTTCATGTTGGTGTTCAGCATCTTTTTTCTTAAAGAGCTTTATCAACTGGCATTTTTGCTGGGCGGTGTCTGCTGCGCGGCGCTTTATAAACACCAGCGCCGTTTTCATAAGGGGGATTCATGGACCCGTTAACCCTTTCAGGCATCGCCTCTGTTCTGCTGAAAGCTGGGCCGGGGCTGATTCGTTCCGTCGGGCGCTGGTTTGGTGGCAGTACATCTGCCGCCGCTGACTCGGTGGCCGGTATGGTGGAAAGTGTCCGGGAAAGCCTTCCCGTTGCTGAACAGCAACGCATTCTGGAACAAAAACTGGTGATGCTGTCACCGGAGCAACTGGTGCAACTGGAAACCCTGAAAATTCAGCTGCAACAGCTGGAGGTGGAACGGCAGAAGCTGGTGCTGGCTGACCAGCAGGCCGCACACCACGAACAGCAGGAAACCATCCGCAATGGTGACAACGCCACGGACAGCTATGTGCGCCAGACACGCCCGCTGCTGGCCCGCCTTTCCTGTTACAGCAGTCTGGCCTATGTGCTGTTGCTCTCCTGCGGCCAGATTGCCGGAGCCATTGCCGGTGCCAGAGGTATCACGCTGCATATGCCATCACCGGACTGGGATATCACGCTGATGTTGCTTACCCCGGCGCTGGGCTATCTCGGTGTAAGAACCCTTGACGGCTTTGCCCGTTACAGCAAATCAAGCCGTCACAAAATGTCTGCGGGGCCGAAATGACCGACGAAATCGATCGCATCAGTGAAGTGGTTCTGAACGAGCGTCAGAGCGTCGTTAAAGCCTGGCAGACACGGACAAAAGAAACGCCCCACAGCTGGGGCTTCTGCAATGACTGCGGGAACGTTATTCCGGCACAGCGCCTTGCGGCGCTGCCGGATGTGGTGACCTGTATTGACTGTCAGCAGATGCGGGAACGCAGGAGGAAAACGTGTCCTGGGAAATGATCAGAGCCAACTGGCCCATTCTGTGGGCATTGCTGATGACAGGAATAAACCTGCTTCAGTTGATTCTGGCAAAGACCTACGTCAAACGCGAAGAGTTTGATTCACTCCGTTCCCGCGTGTCGGTGATGGAAAGCCAGGTACACCATTTACCCGACCGTGATGAGTTCCACCGCCTGCAACTGGATATCAGCAATCTGCGGGGAGAAATCAAAGAACTGGGGCCATCCATCCGCCAGGTATCCCGCATCAGCGATTTGTTATTAGAGAACGAGTTAAAGGAAAAAAATTAATGGCGATGAAAGAGATCCTCACTGAAGACCGTCGTCTGGTGTTGCTGCGTTCCCTGCTGGATTGTGGCGACAGCGCGAATGAATCCGTGTTGCAGACCTGCCTTCAGGCCTACGGTCATAAGGTATCCCGTGATGTGGTGCGCACCCAGCTTGCATGGCTGCGCGAGCAGGGGCTGGTTCGTCTGTCTGATGTGGGCGGCTGTTACGTGGCTGAAATCACCGGCAGCGGCGAGGATGTGGCAAACGGCCTGTCCAGCGTTCCGGGCGTTAAAAAACCCCGTGCGAGGGACTGAGCATGGCCCGAAAACTGAAGCCGTTAAGTCGCGGAGAACGGGCCGTCGTGCGGCAGCTGGCGTACTGCCTTGTGCTGGCAGATATCGAGCAAAACGCCATTGTCCGTGCATACGAAAAACATACAGGAAAGCCCTGGAACCCGGATGCACTGGATACCCCCATGAAACGTGCCCTGCGTTCATCACCGGCATGTGCGCGGCTGTGGAAGCTGCTGGGTAAGGATATCCGCTCCGTTCGCGAAGAAATATACGCCGGTCTGAAAACACCGGGAACTGAAGACGGGGGCTGTCGTGAACCGTAAAAAGAATCCGATAAGTAAAGCGTCCCGTGATGAACTCCGCCGTCTGGCGCACAACCTGACATGGCAGGAAATCCAGAACGGCGCACTGAAATCTGCATACGAAAGTTTACAGCGTAGTGAGCAACAGGAGCGCACACATGGAAAATGAACAACGTCCCACCCGTGGTCGTCTTTCCAAAGTGGATTTACTCCCGGACAGTATCCGGGAGCAGTTGCATCAGATGCTGCGGGAAAAGCGACACACGCAGGAAGAAATCCGCGAAGCCATCAATGCCCTGATTGACGAACACAACCTGCCGGAAGAGATGCAGTTAAGCCGGACGGGCTTAAACCGCTACGCCATCCGCATGGAAAAAGTCGGGGCAAAAATCCGTGCCTCCCGCGAAATGGCCGAAGTCTGGGCGGCAAAGCTGGGTTCCGCGCCAACATCAGACGTCGGCAAGCTGCTGATGGAGTTTGTAAAAACGCTGGCCTTTGAAACGTCCATGTCGATGGCAGAAGACGACAAACCCATTGCACCGAAGGCGCTGGGGCAACTGGCGCTGGTTGCCCAGCGTCTGGAAGCGGCAGCCATGACTAGCCATAAACGCGAGAAAGCGATCCGTGATGCGTTTGCGCAGGAGATGGCAGAGAAAACCGAAGAACTGGTCAGAACGGGCGGTCTGTCAGGCGGTGCGGCTGACACCATCAAACGAGACATTCTGGGGATTAGCGCATGACACAGATGGATACGTTCAGTGAATATGATGTTCTGCTGCCGTATCAGAAACGCTGGGTGGCGGATGATGCCGACCTGAAAATTGCCGAGAAATCCCGCCGTACCGGTTTAACCTGGGCGGAAGCGGCGGATGCAGCACTGACGGCATCACTGAAGAAGGAAGACGGCGGGCGCGATCACTTTTATATCGGTTCGAATAAGGAGATGGCCCGCGAATTTATCGACGCCGTGGCGATGTGGGCGAAGGCGTTTAATGCGGCAGCGGAAGAAATCTGCGAGGAAGTGATCACCGACGAAGACAAGGACATTCTGACGTTCGTCGTGTACTTCGCCAGCGGTTTTAAGGTCAAGGCACTGTCCAGCAACCCGAGCAACATTCGCGGGATGCAGGGGAATGTCACCATCGACGAGGCCGCGTTCCATGAAAAACTGGACGAGCTGCTGAAGGCGGTGCTGCCGCTGAAAACATGGGGCGGCAAAATTCGCCTTATTTCCACCCATGACGGCGTGGACAACCTGTTTAACCAGCTGATTCAGGAAAGCCGCGCGGGCAAAAAAGATTACAGCATTCACACCATCACGCTGGATGACGCCTGCAATGACGGGCTGTACCGGCGTATCTGTCAGGTGCGCGGCATGGTGTGGTCACCGGAAGCCGAAGCGGAATGGAAAGAAGGTCTGCTGCGAAATACCGCCACCCGCGAAGACGCACTGGAAGAATATTACTGCGTCCCGAAAAACGGCGGCGGCACGTATATCCCCCGCTCACTGCGTGAACGTGCGGCCCGTGGCACCGGGAAAGTGTTGCGCTTTACCGGCACACCGGAATTTAACGCACTGACGGAAAGCCAGCGCCGGGCAGATATCCGGGAATGGCTGGAAACAGTGGTGCGCCCTGAACTGGAAAAACTCCCGAAGAACCTGCGCCACTGTCTGGGGGAAGACTTTGCGCGTTCGGGTGACCTGACCGTACTGGCCCCGGTGACGGTGAACGATGACACCACCCGCGAGGTGCCGTTCCTGGTTGAGCTTGGCAATGTGCCGTTTAAACAGCAGGAGCAGGTGCTGTTCTGGCTTTGCGATCGTCTGCCCCGTCGTGACGGCATCAAAATGGATGCGCGGGGGAATGGTCAGTATCTGGCAGAACAGGCGGCGGAGCGGTACGGCGACGAAGTGGAACAGGTGATGCTGTCCGTGGCGTTCTACCGCGAAAACATGCCCCGTTTCCGTGCGGCGTTTGAAGATGATGAGCTGATCCTTCCGAAGCATGAAGACGTGATCAATGACCTCGGGGCCATTCAGTTACTGCGTGGCGTTCCCGGCATTGATGATTCACGAACCAGAGGCAGCGACGGTCACAAACGTCACGGCGACGCCGCTGTGGCCATTTTCCTGGGCTTCCTTGCCAGTAAAGATGACTGCCACCGTTACGAACTGCACCGCCTGAACCGCCCGGCGAAACCGGAAGAACGCAACGCGCGCCGCCAGATGAAGCTGACGCGCGGCCTGAAAAATGAGGGAGGTTTACTGTGAACCTGAAACAACTGGCCGGGGCCGTTCGCCGTCTGCTGAACCCGGCAACCGGTGAGGAAGGCACGCTGAAAAAAGAGGCGCTCAACGAAGCACAGGCCCGTCCGCGTCATTCCGGTGTGCGTTCGGCCTCGCCGGGTATCAGCGTCGCCTCCGGGCTGAACCCCGGCAGGCTGGCAGGCATTCTGCGCAATGCCGCCGACGGCATCACGCGTGATTTTTTTATCCTTGCTGAAGAGATGGAAGAACGCGATTTGCATTACGCCTCGGTGCTGCGCACCCGCAAGCTGACGGTGGCGGGTATCGAACCGGTGGTGGTGGCCGCCAGTGATGACGATGCTGACGTGCAACTGGCGGACGCCATCCGTGCGCTGATGGAAGCCCCGCAAATCCCTGAGCTGATGTTTGATTTGCTCGACGGGCTGGGAAAAGGCGTGGCGGTCTGTGAAATCCTGTGGGACACCCGCAACAACCACTGGATGCCCCGTGATTATGAGTGGGTTGATCCCCGTTTTCTGAAAGCCGAAAAGCCCACGCTGCGCCAGTTTCGTCTGCTGACGGACGATGAACCTGTGGATGGCGTACCGCTGACACCGGGAAAATTCATTGTTCACCAGCCGCGTCTGAAATCCGGTCTGCCGCTGCGTAACGGTCTGGCCCGTCTGGTGGCGGTAATGTACATGCTGAAATCCTATACCGTGCGCGACTGGTGGGCATTTGCGGAAAAATTCGGCATTCCGGTCACGGTGGGGAAATACGGTCCCAACGCCACGGAGGAACAAATCCGCGTGCTGATTGATGCGATTGCGTCCATTGCCTCGGATGCCGGGTGTGCCATTCCGCAGTCCATGCAACTGGAGATGCAGGAAACCGCCAGCCGGAATAACGGCGGCGCACTGTTTCGTGAAATGGCGGAATGGTGTGATGCGCAAATCAGTAAGGCCGTGCTGGGGCAGACCATGACCACGGATAACGGCAGTTCGCGCTCACAGGCGGACGTGCACAATCAGGTGCGCATGGACATTGTGCGCTGGGACGCGCGGCAGCTGGCTAACACGCTGAATGAATATCTGGTGCGCCCCTACATCGAGGCCAACTACGGGCCACAGGAACACTATCCCCGTGTTGTTCTGCGTATCAGTGAAGCGGAAGATCTGAAGGCGCTGACAGATGCTCTGGTGCCGCTGATTGACCGGGGGATGCGGGTTCAGGAATCGGAACTGCGGGACCGGTTCGGCCTGGCTGAACCGGACGAAGGGGCTGATGTTCTGCATCCGGTTTCTGCCGGAATGTCAGGTGATATGGCGATGAACCGCGAGCGCGTCGCCCTGAACCGGGAACACCCCGATGAACTGGCACAGATGGTGGATGATGCCCTGCGTGACTGGCAGAAAACCGGTGAGGCGTTCACGAACCCGGTGCTGACACTGGCGCAGGAATGCGACAGTTTTGATGACTTTCTGAAACGCCTGCCTGAGCTTCAGGAAACGCTGAACGCGGACGACTTTGCCCTGCAACTGGCGGAGGTGTGCTTTAAGGCGCGTACGCTGGGGGACACCGGTCATGCGTGAAACTCTCATCCCGAAAGAGGCGCTGGCGTGGCTGAAGGCGAAGAAGCTGCGCCCCGGTTTTGATTACCGGGATGTGTGGCGGGAAGAGCACCGGAACAGCTTCACCGTGGCAAAAATGCTGCAACTGGATTTGTTGTCGGATGTGAAAGCCCTTGTGGAAGACGCCCTGCAAAGCGGGCAGACGTTCAGCGAGTTCCGGGAGGCGCTGCAACCGCTGCTGATAAAACGCGGATGGTGGGGCGTACAGGAGATGGATGATCCGCTGACGGGCGAAACCCGAACCGTACAGCTGGGCAGCGACCGCCGCCTCCGCACGATTTACGATACCAACATGCGCACTGCCCGCGCGACGGGCCAGTGGGAACGCATTCAACGGACAAAGCGGGCCATGCCGTATCTGATTTACGAGCTGGGGCCATCCCGCGAGCACCGGGCGGAGCATGTGAAATGGGCGCGTCTGTGTCTGCCTGTAGACCACCCGTTCTGGCAGACGCATTTCGCCCCTAACGGCTGGGGCTGTAAATGCACCATCCGTCAGGTCAGCCGTGGTGAATATGCGCAACTGGCGGCACAGGGCACCATTCACACCGAAGCGCCGGAAATCAGAACTGTCCGCTGGGTGAACAAACGCACGGGCGAAGAGGAAGAGGTGCCGGAAGGGATTGATCCGGGCTGGAACTACAATCCCGGCATAAACCGTGAGCAGGAGCTGGCGCGCCAGCTGGCGACAAAACAGGCCCGTTTTGACAGTGAGTAACCCTCCCGCCGTAAATCCCCCTGAAACGCATCAGAAACGCGTTTTTTATTCTGATGGCGTGAATGTGCATTCTGACTTTTTTGAAGGTGCTGTGGCGTTTTTGAAGGGGTTTTGAAGGGGGTGTTCTTCCCGTTTTCAGTGAAGCCGGTAAATCCGGCTTTTTTTCTGCCTTCCGCATACTGACCGTCGGTAACCCCAAACGACGGAGACTGACATGCAACCGGAACTGCTGGCGCTGTGTTTTTCCCTGCCAGAACCCATCCCTGAGCTGACACCCGCTCAACTGCCGGAATGGCTTGAACTCGTCCCTGCGGGTGAGTTCACCGGGCGCGATGGCCGGACGTGGATTAACCGCAATCCGCATGAGGTGGTCACCCGCTCGTCCGACATCAAAATTCCGGTGGACATTGAACACGCCACCGAAATTAAAGGGCAACGCGGTGATGAAGCCCCGGCGTATGGCTGGGTGGAAGAACTGCGCGTGACGGACAGCGGCACCATTGAAGGCCGTGTTGTCTGGAGCGAGTACGCCCGGTGGATGCTGAGCGAACGCCGTTACCGCTATTACAGCCCGGCGTTTTTCTTTGACGCAGACGGTGTGGTGACGCGCCTGTCCAGCGTCGGGCTGACCAACAAACCTAACCTGGACTTTCCTGCACTGAATACGGAGAAAAACCCGATGACAGTACCTGTGCAAATCACCGGCCTGCTTGGGCTGGCTGAATCTGCCACGGTGGACGATACCGTGGCCGCCATTAAACAACTTCAGGAGAACGAACAGGTGGCGCTGAACCGCGCACAGACACCTGACCTGACGAAGTTTGTACCGGTGGAAACCCACAATCTGGCACTGAACCGTGCCGAAACCGCAGAACAACGCCTTCAGCAACTGGAAGAGAAGGAAGCAGAAGCGCTTGTGGATGCGGCCATCGAAGCCGGAAAAGTGGCCCCGGCAAACCGTGACATGTTCCTTGCCACCTGCCGCACGGAAGAAGGCCGCAAACAGTTTGCGGAGTACACCAGAGGCGCACAGCCGCTGGTGAACAACGACAAGCCCAGCCAGGGCAAGGATAAACCCGCGCAGAGGCTGACCGACGCCGAACTGGCGATGTGCCGCAGCATGGGTATTACCGGGGAAGAGTTCCTCGCCGCTAAACCAAAACAGGAGAATAACTAATGGGACAGACTGTCAGTTCTGAAATCCTTCACGCGCTGACCACCTGCCTGAGCGCCGCCTTTACCCGTGGACTGAGTGGTGTCGAACCGCAGTGGAATCGTATTGCTTCTGAGGTGCCGAGTTCGTCCGCCTCCAACACCTACGGCTGGATGAAAGATTTACCGGACATCAAAGAATGGGTCGGTGAGCGTCAGCTGGCAACGCTGGACGGTTATGGTTACACCATCACCAACAAACTCTGGGAAAGTTCCATTCGCGTTAAGCGCGAACACATTGAAGATGACCAGATTGGTCAGTACAGCATTACTGCCGAACGCTATGGCCGTATGACAGCCGTATTCCCGGACAAGTTGTGTTACGCCCTGCTGTGTGCCGGATTTAACACCCTGTGTTTTGACGGTCAGAACTTCTTTGATGAAGACCACCCGCTGGGTGACGGCACCTACAGCAACGTTGTCGGCACCCCGGCATCAGACAAGGGCGAACCGTGGTTCCTGATTGATGAGTCGCAGGTGCTGAAACCCATCATCTGGCAGACGCGACGCGCCTTTAAGTTTGAAGCCCTGGACGATCTGAACAGCGAGCACACCTTCAAAAACCACGAGTTCCTGTACGGGGTGGACGGTCGCTGCAATGCGGGCTTCGGCTTCTGGCAGACTGCCGTCGGTTCCCGTGCGGCACTGACGGTGGAGAACTACAAAAAAGCCAATGAGTTGCTGCGGGGCATGAAGGGCACCAACGGTGAACCGCTGGGCATCCGCCCGACCACCCTTGTGGTGGGGCCGAAAAACCGTGCGGACGCGAAGCTCATTATTGACGCCATGCTGGTTAACGGCGGCGATTCCAACATCTGGTACAAGGATGTGGAGATCGTGGACAGCCCGTACATCACCACCCCGGCATAACCCGTCATCCGTAATCTGTAACCCGCAGTTAAAAGGCGCTGTGAATGCCCTTTTAACTGCCTTTTAAAAGGCAGAGTCATGAGTGAAAAAGCAGGAACCAAAGGCGCGAAAGCCGCAAAGAACAGCGCAGCACAGGAAAACCCGACACCGCTGGCAGACGTTATTGTGGCTGACGGTCAGGCGAATGAACCACGTCCGGCTGAAGACCCGGCTGCTGTACAGGGTGACGCCCCTGTCCGGCTGAACGTCCGGGCCGTGTCTGAAAACGGGTTCTGGCGCTGTGGCCGTTTCTGGTCACATGCCGGTGAGGATGTGGCGGTGACCGCTGCGGTTGCCACCCGCCTGATGGCAGAGCCGAATCTGATTGTCCGGGAAGCGGAGAAAGGCTGATGGGGTATATCACGCAGGAAGACCTGTTACGCGCGGACGGCAATCTTGTCTGGAACATGGCGATTAACCGGGAAACCAACGAACTGGATGAAGACAAAATCCGTCAGGCCATCAGTGATGCCGAAGCGGAAATTGATTCGTTTCTGTCCCGCCGCTACCAGCTGCCGCTGGGGGTGACGGAAATCCCGCGCCCGCTGCAACGCGTGGCGGTATCGCTGGCGTTTTACTGGTTGTCAGAGCGTGACAATCAAATCACGGAGCTGATCCAGAAACGCTACGACGACGCCATTAAAACCCTGCGTGAGATGGCGAACGGCACCCGTGACCTGGGCCTGCCGACGTATGCCACCCCGGCAGAAACCGACCACGGGAAAATCATTGTGGTGGGTGCCAATGCCCGGCTGTTCACCCGTAACAACCTGAAAGGGGTGCTGTGATGGGGATTTCTGTACAGGTCAGCGGTGACCAGCGGCTGGAGGATATCCGCCGTGCCGTTGAAAAGCTGGCAGATGGTTCATTGCAGGCAGAGCTGCTGGAGAGCATCGGTGCGGTGGTGGAATCACAGACCCGCCGCCGCATCATCGATGAGAAAACCAGTCCGGGTGGCGAACGCTGGCCGGACTGGTCTGACGGGTACAAAAAGACCCGCCACGGCAACCAGAGTCTGCTGCGCGGTGAAGGCCATCTGCTGGAGAGTATCCAGTACATCGTGGAAAACCGCGTGGTGCGTATCGGTTCACCGCTGGATGATGCCCGCATCATGAATGACGGCTTTTCCGGCAGTGTGCCGGTCAGCGCCCACAAACGGCTTATCTCGCAGTGTTTCGGGCGGGCGCTGAAATATCCGGTCTGGCAGACCGTCGGCGCACATAACCGCATGATGAATATTCCACAACGTGAATTTCTGGGGCTGTCTTCTGCCAACCAGCAGGAGCTGCAACAGGTTATCAGTCATTTCTGGAAGGAGGTTCTGCCATGACAGAACAACGCCCTGAACTGCGCACACCGGGGAGCACCGTTGCGGCCGCAGAGCGCATTGTGGCCTGGCTGAAAACAGCACTTCAGGGGAAAACCCCTGACCGGGCTGACGTGGTGGAGCGTCACATCGGCCAGTTCAACAGCCCGGAGGAAGTCAAACGCTATCTGTCCGGTCGTACCGGCTGTATCCGAGTAGCGGCCCTGCGTGTCCGGGATATCAACCCGCGCGGCGGGCTGTCCGGTCTGGTTACCTGGGTGGCTTACATCATGGCGACGGATTCGTGGGGGTACTCCCGCGACGTGCGCTGTGAAGTACTGGCCGGAAAGGTGATTAAACGCCTGCTGTCGTCGGATGCCACAGCGGGCATGGGGGCTGAACGCATGGCTGCTGATGTGCGGGCAGACAACATTTACTCCGCCAGCCTCGACGGGCTGGGCGTCACCATGTGGGCGGTGACGTGGGAGCAGGAATTTCAGCTGGATGAAGAGATTGAACTCGCCGCGCTCCCGGACTTCCTGCGCCTCGGGGCAACGCTGCGTAGCGGTGAACACACTGAAATTAACGACGTGATCCATGTACGGGGTGACGATGGAACAGAAACTGATTAAGCCAGCGCGGGAAAACGTCCGTGTCCGTAAACCGGATGGCGCGCATTTATCCCCGGAAGGGGAACGTCTCGACGTCTGCGCTTACTGGCTGCGCCGTGAAGCCGAGGGAGATGTGGAAATAACCGAGCTTCCGAAAAATAGCAACAAAAACAGAGGGAAAAAATAATGTCGCTGGGTTCAATTCCTGATGATATCCGCGTCCCGCTTGTCTGGATCGATATCGACAATTCACAGGCGCTGGATGGTGCATCCGCGCAAAGCCGAAAAATTCTGGTCATGGGCCATGCGGTATCGTCCGGCAGCGCAGACGCCCTGTCACTGACCCGCATCACCAGTGACAGCCAGGCAGACCAGCTTTATGGCAAAGGGTCGATGCTGGCTGAAATGCTCAAAATGCTGCGTCGTGCCAACACGTACACGGAAACCTGGGCAATGCCGGTTGCCGCACCTGTTGGCGCTGCCGCAAAAGCCACGCTGACCGTGCTGGGGACAGCGACTGAAGCCGGAACGGTGGCACTGCTGATTAACGGTGTGTCCGTTCAGGTGAGCGTGAGCGCCGGGGCTACGAAGGAAAATATTGCAAAAGCTATTGCTGATGCGGTGACGAAAAAGCCTGCCACGCAGGTGGCCGCTGCGGTGAAGGATGATGCCACGGATACCGTGGAGCTGACCGTGAACTGGCACGGCGTCACCGGCAACGGTGCCGACGTTCGCCTGAACTACTACACCGGTGAAGCCTTCCCGGCAGGTGTGAAGGTGACCGCCACCGCGTTTACCGGCGGCACCGGGACACCGGAAATGGCGGATGCCGTTGCGGCCATCGGCCCGGAGTGGTTTACCGATATCATCGCCCCGTTCACCGACACGAAAAGCCTGAACACCCTGCGTGATGAACTGCTGAACCGCTGGGGGCCGCTCAAAATGATGGAGGCGCAGTTGTGGACGGCGTTTCGTGGCACACACGGCGAGACAGGCACGTTTGGTGAAACCCGCAATGACTGGCTGATTAGCTGTATCGGCACCAACCTGTCACCGCACCCTGCGTGGATGTGGGCCGCGTCATACGGCGCAACGGCAGCGTATCACCTTGCCATTGACCCGGCGCGTCCGCTTCAGACGCTGGTCCTGACCGGCATTCTGCCGCCTGCGCGTAATGTTCGCTGGGATATGCCGGAACGTAACCTGCTGCTGCATGACGGCATTGCCACACACATGGTGGACGCCGGGGATAACGTCTGTATCGAGCGAGAAATCACCATGTACCGGGTTAACCAGTACGGTGATGCGGATGTGTCGTACCTGGATGTGCAGTCACCCGCCACGCTGGGCCGTATCCGTTATATCATCAAAAACCGTTTCACGAACCGTTATCCGCGCCACAAGCTGGCGGATGATGACGTGCTGGACTCACTGGATGCCGGTCAGCCGGTGATGACGCCGAAGCTGTGCACCGCAGAGCTGCTGGATATCTGCCAGACCGAACTTATCCCTGCGGGCCTTGTGGAGAACTTCAGCGATTACAAGGACACGCTTCAGGTGACACGCGACAGCAGTGATAAAAACCGCCTGAACTTTATCTGCCACCCGAATCTGGTGAACCAGCTGCGTGTGCTGGCAGGCCTGATTCAGTTCAAGCTTTAAGGGGACCACATGGCAAAAATTCTTGGCATGGCGACCATTCGCGTGAATGGCCGCGAAATTAAAACCGAGGGGAAATCCACGCTGAACCCGGGCGGCTTCAGCCGCACCCAGCATATGGGCGGCGGCAAGGTCTGGGGCATCTCCAGCAAGATGGCCTCGCCGTCCATCAAAGTGACCATTGCGGCGGCAGCGGATATGGACGTGATTGAAATCAGCAGCTGGGAAGACGTCACGGTGATGTTCTACGGCGACAACGGCCTGAACTACATGATGACAGGTTCAGCCACGGATAACCCGGCGGAGCTGGACGAGGATTCCGGCACCATCAGTGCGAACTTTATCGGTGAAAAATGCGTGAAGGTGTGACATGGCTGAAATGACATTTGAACTGAAACACGGGCTTCTGACCGGCAAAGGCACGGCAGATGAAACCCTGCATAAAACCGTGAAGCTGCGCGAACTGACCGCCAGTGATGTGATTGATGCGCAACTGGCCGCAGAACGTGTCGTCATGGGCGGGAACGGAAAGGCGGTGGCCTACTGTTCTGAGGTGCTGATGGGGCTGGAGATGATGCGCCGTCAGGTTGCGGCCATCGGCAACATTCCCGGCCCGCTGGACATGAAACAGCTGCGAATGCTCCACCCGGCAGACCTTGAACTTATCAGCACCAAAGCTGCTGCGCTGGATGACATGCTTGAGGAGGTGGCAACGCGGGGGCGAACTGATGCCGCTGGCGGCGGCACTGATGAACCTGCTGGTTAACCTGTCCCAGAGATTCAGCATTCAGTACCTGGAACAGCTGCCCCTGCGGCAGCTGTTCCGCCTGATAAAGCAACTGGAGAAACAGCATGGCAACAGGTAACCGTCTCAGCACGGAAATCATGATCAACCTTGCCGGGAACCTGACCGCCAAAGCCCGGCAATACGGCGCAAATATGTCGCAGTTCGCCCGGAACCATCAGAAGGCCATGCGCCTTGTCAAAGCCACAACGGAGGCCGCAGGACGCGGCCTTGACACGCTGGACAACCGCTACACGGCGATGATTGCCGGGCTTGGCAGTAGCCTCACCATCAAGCAGGTCGCCGACTTTGATGCACAAATGCGGCGTATGGGAACCAATGCCAAATTAAACGCAGATCAGGTCAATACGCTGAAGAACGCGATCCGGGACGTTTCCAATCAGAAGGATATCCGCATTGATGCTTCAGCCCTTGGTGAAGGGGTTGATGCCCTGCTGGGAAAAACCGGTGATTATCAGTATGTGGTGGATAACCTGCGCAACATGGGGCTGTTTATGCAGGCATTTGGTGTTGACGGACAGGTGGCCGCCGGGCTGATGGCGCAGTTCTGGGAAAAAGGCGTCCGGGGCGCTGATGCGGTCAGCAACACTATGGACAGGTTGTATGCACAGTTCGCGGTGGGTTCTGTCAGCGTTGCTGATGTTGCACGCGCGGCCCCAAAACTGTTTTCCATCATTCAGGATCAGGGGCCGGAAGCCATTGCCCAGATGGGGGCATTTGCTCAGGTGTTCGCCAAAAACAAAGGCAGCATTGATGAGACGGTAACCAGTATTCAGGCCATGTATGCCTCCCTGTCGGACAAAAAGAACATTGAGTTCCTGAAAAAAAACGGGGTTGACGTTTTTGTCAAAGGCACAAAAGACATTAAAAAGCCCTATGAACTGATGATGGAAATCCTCAAACGGGCTAAATACGACCCGCTGAAACTTCAGGATGTGTTTGATCAGACAGGGATGCAGGGGATGAAAGCGTTACTCAGCCCAGAAAACCGGCAATTGCTGGAGCAAATGATTTACGGCACAGCTGAAGTGGGCTCCACACAAAAAGCCGCACAGACCAATGCTGAAGGCTTTAATGCCGCAATGCAGTCACTGAATAACGAATGGCAACGTTTTGCTGAAGGACAACTGGCAAAGCCCGTTCAGGACCTGGCGGATGCGCTCAACAGCGTGGACCAGAACACAGTCCAGAACTGGTTGCAGGTCGGTAAATATATGGCGATTGCGCTGGGTGGCATTATCGCCATCAGAAAGACGTATCAGTTCGGTAAAACCATCCACGACATCATGAATCCCAAAGGGAAAGGCAAAGGGATACCCGGTGGCATTACGGATGTTTTCGGCTCCGGCGTGATGCCGGTGTATGTGGTCAATATGGGCAGTGGCGGGATGAATGGTAATACCGGCGGTCTGCCGGATACACCGGATTCATCGCGCAATCCCCGCAATCCTCGGGGTCCGGGTAACCGTGGAGGAAAGGCAGGTAAAGGCGCTGGCATCATTGCCGGTGCTCTGGAATTTTACGATTTTCTGACCACGCAATACGCCCTGCCGGGTGAGGTTCACAGTCTCACTAAATCCGTTGCCGGTGATGCCAGCGCCAGCCCGTGGGAGCGCGAGTTCGCACAACAAAGCCAGGACAACCAGAAAGCACTGGAATCCGTCTGGCGTAAGGTAACAGACTGGTTCAATTCGCTTGGTGATAAGAACATTGCCGACCCGCGACCGTGGGCAGGTATGCAACCCACACAGAATTATCCTTTCCTTCCGCAGCAGTTGCAGGGGGAAATCCGTGTGGTGGTGGAAGGTGACGCCCGCGTGAAAAGTGTCAGAGTGGATCAACCCGGCGTCAGACTCAGTGCGCAGGCTGGCGTCACCAGCGTGGAGCAAGGGTAATGACAACGAGCAACGGCAAATGGGACGGGCTGCGCGATGCCTCGTTTCGCGGCGTCCCCTTCTTTCTGGTGGATACGGAAGGCACCGGTGGCCGTCGTGCCATTCCCCGTGCGTATCCCCGGCGCGAAACCGCCTGGACGGATGATAACGGGGCCGTTCCGGGACAACAGCAGATTAACGCAAAGCTGCTGGGTAAAAACTTCCAGGATGATTTAAACGCCCTTTTAGACGCGCTCAATACCCCCGGCCCCGGCGAGCTTATCCACCCGTGGTTCGGGATACAGACCGTACAGGTTGGCAAGGTCACCCATCGCCTCAGCACGGAGGAAGACGGCATTGCGTATGTCACCTTTGAAGTGTTTGAGGCAGGCGAGCGCCTGTTCCCGTCTGCGGCGGATAACACGCAGCAGGAAGTGCTGACGGGTATTGATGCGGTAAAAGCGGCCATTGACGATGGCGACTGGTTCGGCGCACTTGACGGGCTGGGTGAGATGGCCGACAGCTTTCTGTCCGATATGGAAAATCTTGTGGCTAACCTGCCCACGCTACCGTCAGCACTGAATCAGTGGATGGATAGGCTGAACCATTTTAAGGAGATGGCCGGAACCATCATTGCCACACCGGGGCGTCTGGTCAGTGAGCTGTCCTCGTTCATCGACGGCGTGGTTGATCTGGTGACGGAACCACCCGAAGCACTGGCGGTTTACACGACATTACGCAACCAGTGGGCCGGAGAACGTGCCCGACAGGTTGCCACCGGCGCACTGCCGGAAGATATCACCGTGAAGCCCGGCAGCGTGGCAGACGGTGAAATAGGCTTTGCTATCGGGCTGTCACCGGATTATCAGCCGGTATCTGACAGCCTGCAGAAGAACATTGACGACTTCCGCCAGGTGGTTGTGCTGGAAACCCTGCTGGGACAGGCAAATGCCGTGGCCTCGATGACGTTCGATACCAGTGATGCGGCATTATCTGCCGGTGACACGCTGGCGGCTGAACTGCATGAGCAGGCGGTGGCGGCGGTGGAAAATAACCAGCGGGCATTGTGGCGAACGCTGCGCGATTTACGGCAGGCCGTGATTACGGATGCCCGCGAGCGTGCCGCCCGTCTGCCGGAAACCCGGCAGGTGACGCTGACCACAACCACATCTGCCGCATTGCTGGCATGGCGCGAGCATGGTGACACCAGCCGACGGGATGAAATCGTGCAGCGTAACCGCCTGCGCCATCCGTCATTCATACTGCCGACGCAACCTGTGGAGATTACCGACTGATGGAATCCGTGATTCTTACCGTTGACGGCAAACTGTGGGAAGGCTGGACGGAAATGTCCATTAGCCGTTCCCTGAAGGCGATTGCCGGTGAGTTTGATCTCAGTGTGACAACCCGCTGGTCAGCGGCGGCACCGCGCGTGATTCGTGAGGGGCAACCCTGCACAGTCAGGCTGGGCGCGGATACCGTGCTGACGGGGTATATCGATGATTTTATTCCCAGCTATGACGCAGATAACGTGGAGATTCGTGTCATGGGGCGCGACAAAACCGGTGACCTGGTGGACTGCTCTGTGGTGCATTCGTCCGGGAAATGGAAAGGCGTGCGGCTGGAACAGGTGGCGGCTGATGTCTGCCGCCCGTTCGGGATAACCGTCATCACGGAAACCCCGACCGGAGAGGCGTTTGCGTCCGTCGTTCTGGAACAGGGTGAAACGGGGTTTGAACTGCTCGACCGGCTGGCAAAACAGCGCGGCGTTCTGCTGACATCTGACGGCGCGGGTAACCTGATTATCACCCGCGCCTCTTCCGTTCGCGCAGGCGTGTCACTGGTGCTGGGAAAAAATATCCTCGCCGCCCGTGGGCGCTTCAGCTGGCGGGAGCGTAACAGCCAGTACATCATCAAGGGCACCACCAGTGCCGGTGGCAAACTGTGGGACAGCCAGCCTGCCCCGATGGTGGGTGGTCGCCAGTACATCACCGAAGACCCGGAAATTAACCGTTACCGCCCGCGCATTCTGGTCAATGAAGACAGCCTGACCGTGGGCGGTGCCAGCATTCGCGGGGAATGGTACAAAGCCCGGATGCTGGGGGAATCCCGCACGACAGAAATCACGGTGGCAGGCTGGCGCGAACAGGGCGACAGCGGCCCGCTGTGGCAGACCAACCGCCTTGTCGATATTGACGACAGCATTCAGAACCTGAAAACCACCTGGCTGATATCCGGGGTGACCTGGACGGATGGCGCACAGGGGCGGATGACGGTTCTGGCGCTGGTTCCGCCTGAATCACTGGACATGCCGGAAATGAAAGCGAAGACGAAGAAAACAAAGGCGGTGGCCACATGGGATTAAACGCCATTGCCCGCCGTCTGCGGCTGATGGTTGACCGTGCCATTGTCCGCATGGTGTCTGACAGTCTGGAGCGGCAGAACCTGCAAATCCAGACGCTGGCAGATGCCACTGATGACGATGTGGAACGCTTCCAGAATTACGGGTTTACTTCCGTTCCGCCAGAAGGTTCAGAAGCCATCGTGCTGGCCGTGGGCGGACGGCGTGACGGGCTGGTTGCCATCGCGGTGGAGGATAAGCGATGTCGCCCTAAAGGCTTGTCCACCGGCGACGTCCGGCTGTATCACCAGGACGGCAAATCACATATCACGTTAAGGAAAGGCGGAATTATTGAAATCACAGGAGAACAATTAAACTTTTCAGGGAAAACGGTAAATCTCACCGCCGACGAATTGCTGAATATTATCGGTAAACAAATGAAATTCGTCGGTCCCTGTGAATTTACTGAAGATGTCAGAATCAACGGTAAATCATTCATCGAACACATTCATAAGGACGGCGACAATGAGAATACATCACCGCCCGTATGACGACAGGAATCCGCTGGAATAACATGCTCTCACGGGGTGACATCACCGTCACCCATAACGGCCTCTCACTGGATGAGGGGCTGGTCACTCAGGTTCTTATCTGCCTTTTCACCGATGCCCGTGCTGATGACGATGATGTCATTCCTGACGGCTCTGGCGACCCGCGCGGCTGGCCGGGCGACACGTACAGCGATTTTTCGTGGGGTTCCCGCCTGTGGCTGCTTGAGCGTGAAAAGCTGACGGAAGATGTCCGCCTGCGTGTGGAAGATTACGCGCGGCTGTCCATGCAACCGCTGCTGCGGGCCGGTTACGCCCGTAACGCCACCGTCACGGCCAGCATCATCGTCCCTGACCGTATTGCCTTTCAGGTGGTGTTAACCCGCCCGGACAAAACCACGCTCACAATTGAAATCACCCGCCGATGGGAGGCCACCATTAATGCCGTATGAAATCCCCACGCTGGGCAAACTGATTGCCGACGGCGAAAAAGATATTGCGTATGAACTCGGCCTGCAAAAGCTGCCGCCTGTCAGTATTGAGCAGGCGCTGAACGTGTCATTCAGCAGTCAGGTCCGGGATTTATACGACCATCAGAGCTGGATTAAGGACCAGATAATCCCGTCCACCACGTCTGATGATGAAACCATTATCAAAACAGCAACGTATGAAGGGGTTATCCGCAAGCAGGCCACCTTTGCCAGCGGGCCGGTGACCTTCACCAGTCAGTCCCCCATTCCGGCAGAAACCCGGATGCAGTCCGACACGAATCAGGTGTATCAGGTACTCACATCCGGCGAGGTACAGGACGGCGAGGTCACCGTCATCGTGCAGGCTGAAGAAGCCGGTGTGGCGGGCAATCTTGCTGCCGGTGCCGTGCTCACTCTGTTGTCCCCGCTACCCGGAACGGGCAGCACCGGCGCGGTGACTGAAAGTGGCATCACCGGTGGCGCAGACATCGAATCCATCGCAGAGCTGCTGGACCGTCTGCTGTATGTGCGCCGCAATCCCCCGGTGGGCGGTGCACTACATGATTACGTCATCTGGGCGCGTGAAGTGCCGGGCGTCAGCCGCGCGTGGGCGTGGGATGCGTGGCACGGCCCCGGCACGGTCGGGCTGGCATGGCTTTATGATGACCGTGAAGACATTATCCCCACACGGGACGACCTGAAGACAATGGAGCAGTATCTGTTCTGTCACAAACACCCGGCCACGGGCGTGATGGTGGGCAAACCGGGCGGCATCGAGGTCTGGCCGGTACAGGTCAGGCTGAAGAAAGTCGATCTGTCCATCCGTCTGACACCGGACAGCCAGGCGAACAGGAACGCCGTCCGGGCAAACCTGACCGCATTACAGAAAACGCTGGCCCCCGGTCAGATGCTGCCGGTGTCCTCGCTGCGCACGGCCATCGGTATGACGTCCGGTATCACGGATTACTTCCTCAACATCGGGGAAGACACCACCAGTGATGTGGATGAGCTTATCACCATCGGGGAGGTGACATGGCTCACAGCGTGACGGAATGGCTGACCGCACTGCAACAGGTCATGCCACGGGGTAAGGCATGGCCGCGTGATAACGATGCAGATTTAAACCGTTTTTTAAGGGCGCTTGCAGAGCGTTTAACCCGCGTTGAATACGACGCCTCGCGCCTGCATGTGGAGATGCGACCGGAAACCACGCTCCAGCTGCTGCCGGAGTGGGAGCAATATCTGGCGCTGCCGGAATGCGGAATTGCCGCCACCACAACGGAAGCCCGCCGCCGGGCCGTGGTGGAGAAATACCGCCGCAAGGGTGGGCTGGCAACCTGGCAGATTGAAGCCGCTGCGGCGGCGCTGGGCTTCACCATTAAGGTGACGGCCGTTCTGCCGCACCACTGCCTGCGTGACTGCATGTACCCGCTGCATCCGGCGCGGTATCGCTGGCTGCTGAAAGTGGAAGTCCCGGACAAAGATGCCGGACGGTTTACCTGTATTGATGACGTCATGACGCCATTAATCAGCGAACGCACCCGCGAGCTGGAATGCCTGCTGAAGCATTACCGACTGGCGGGCACGGAATATGAATATTATTACACCGGAGAATAATTTATGTTTCATGTGGATAATCCGACGGGTGTGCCGGTAATGCCACCTGTCGCGGCTGAATTAAGCAAAACAACGCTTTATTTCACCGAAGGCGGGAATGGTATTCCGCCCACTTATCCGGGGCCGGACTGGTTTAATATTATTCAGTCTGAACTGCTGGAAATTCTCCGGCAGGCAAATATCAAACCGGATAAAAATACCACCAACCAGATTATGACGGCGCTGAAAAAACTGTTTATTACGAACAGTGGTTCAGCCAGTGCTATTGCCGGATTAACCGGTCAGAATAATACATTCCCGTACTTTACCGGCGAAGACACAATGGCATTAACGCCGCTCAGTGCTTTTGTGCGCGGTATTCTCGGGAAAAACACAGCCGGTGAAATTATCGACGCGCTTTTATTACGTGACACGGTAAATAAAGCTAATAGTGCTGTACCGAATACCCGCAGGGTCAACGGCATGGCCCTGTCTTCGGATATCACCATCAGCAACATCAGTGGCAACGCCGGAACGGCAACCCGGCTTCAGACGGCCCGCAGGATTAACAATGTGCTGTTTGATGGCACCAGCGATATCACCATCAACACCACAGATTCCGGCGCTGTGCGTAATTTTCAGTACACCAATGAGGTGTTTCACAATCCCGGTGGCAACGAAATCACCTGGACGTTTCGCGCGCCTTCCGGCTGTCAGTTGTCAGGAATTTATGTCCAGGATACGGGGAGAAGTTCGGCGGATAACATCGGTGGTGTGTATTACAAATCCGCGCAGATTTATATCAATGGTTCATGGCGCACCGTATCAGGTTAATTAAGGAGAAAATAATGGAACTCAGAAACGTTTCGCGTTATTACCCGGAAAATATGCCTTATGGTAAGGATATTCAGTATTTCCGCAGTGAAGACGGACAGGATTTTTATGAATCACTGGATAAATTCACGAAGAAATACAAATTGTGTATTCACCCTGAAAGCGGCGTGATTTATTCAATGGCGGAAGACGTGTCCCGTCTTTACCCGGCTGGCTTCACCATTGTGGAAGTGGATGAACTGCCGGAAGGTTTTGGCATTGAAGCCTGCTGGTATTACAAAGACGGCGAAGTGCTGCCGGTTCCTGTTGATTACTCGCGACTGGCAGAAAAAAAACGCCAGAGCATGCTGAATGAAGCGAAGGACATCACCTCCGACTGGAAAACCGAGCTGGAGCTGGGCACCATCAGCGACGATGATAAAGCCCGTCTTACGCAGTGGATGGCATATATCAAAGCGGTAAAGGCACTGGATTTAAGCACCGTTACTGACGAAGCCTCCTTTTACTCCATCAACTGGCCGGAGCGTCCCGATGCCGCAGCTTAAAGGTGTGATTAAAACGCCCACGGGAGAACCGCTGGGCGGCGCAACCATTACACTGACCTCCCTGCACAACCGTGCAGGGATTCTGAAAAGTGTTTTCAGCCATGTCACCACACAGAACGGGGAATATGACTTCCCTGTTCTGCCGGGTGTGTACAGCGTTCGCCTGACACAAAGCACACAGCGCCTTTCAGAAATCGGTGTCATCCGCGTTTATGAAGATTCAGCGGACGGTTCGCTGAATGATTTTCTGGGCGCAACCGATATTGACCTGCGCCCGGAAGCCCTGAAGAAATTCGAAGAGCTGGCGCAACAGGCGCAGCAAAGCGCAGAAAAAGCAGGAGAGCATGCCACCGCTGCTGAACAGGCCCGTCAGGATACAGAAACGCTCGCCGGGGAAATACAGCAGGATGCAGAAGAAATTGCGAGTAATGTGCAGAAAGCTGAAAAGCTGGCCTCTGAAACAAACCAGAATGCCGCCCGGGCAGAACAGGCGGTCAAAGATGCCGATAAGATAGTCCAGAAAGCGGTCGATAAACTTGCTGATGCCGCAACGCTGACCGGCGAGGCAAAAGCCAGCGCCGAAGCGGCTGCCAAAAGCGAGCAGAACGCGAAAGAGCACAAGGACGAGGCGCAACGGATAGTTGATGACCTGAAGGGAAGCAATGCTTCCACGACAGAAAAAGGCCTGGTGCAACTCTGTAGTGATACAGACAACGACAGCGAAGAACTGGCAGCCACACCAAAGGCTGTCAAAACCGTCATGGACGAGACGAAAACAAAAGCGCCACTGGACAGCCCGGCGTTCACCGGCACGCCAACCACACCAACCCCACCGGACGATGCAGTCGGTCTGGAAACCGCGAACGCGGCATTTGTCCGCAAACTGCTCGCCGCACTGGTTGACTCGTCGCCGGAAGCCCTGGACACGCTGAACGAGCTGGCAGCGGCGCTGGGTAATGACCCGAACTTTGCGACAACTGTCACTAACGCGCTGGCGGGTAAACAACCACTCAGTGACGTATTAACGACAATCAGCAATCTGGAAGAACGGGCGGATAATCTTCTGTGCTTTAATCAGGACGGGAATGTTTCACTGTCTCCTCTGTCGGAAAAAGCCCGTTCACTGCTGGCACAGACCACAGCGGATTCCATGCGCAATGAACTCGAACTGAAAAGCGCAGCCACGAGGGATGTCCAGCAATGGCTTTATGACGATACCGAAGGTTGTGTTGCACTTCCTGGTGCATATGGTTATGGAATGACGAAATCCGGAGGTAATTCAATTGTCGCCAGCGACATGACAACTGTAGCCAGAGCTACCCATAACAAACGTCCGGGACGCTATTACACCTTTTCCACACAAACTGAAGAAACAACCGGGATAACAGAAATTATCTGGCTGGATAACAACTGGGGCGACAAAACCAGCCAGACAGCAACAAAGCTGGTTCTGTTTTTTGGAAAAGACGGGCGGATACTCATGACTATTCGTGGCGATGATATCTACGCTCCGGTTACATGGACGAATCTGACGCCACAGCTGGGCAGTGCAGCACAAAAGGATGTGCAGGAGGATATTTACGACCGTACCGAAGGCCGCCTAGCAATACCCGGTGCATTCGGATACGGAGCTATCTTCCGCTCAGAAAAATCGTTTAGTTCCGAAAACGGGCCAACAGAGTTTGTAGAATGGGTAAAAAGCACCAATCCAGGTCGATACGCGGTGGTTCAATACGGCGGTGTTAACAGGTATAACCCAATTATTAAAGGTGTTGTTTTTACGGGGATAGTTGATATCAAAATCCCCGGTACAGTTGCCAGCAATGCCAGTCCTGATAGCAAGACTAAAGTGGTCACTTTTTATGGTGTTAACGGAGAGGTTTATCATACCCGATGCTCTGGCAGCCCGCTTCCTGAGTGGGGAAAGCTGAATTTAACAGGCGTCGATTTTGCTGACGTCTTGTCTTCACGCGTTGCTCCAACAAGTATTGGAAACCCGGACGTCGGTGGACTGATTCTGGCTGCATACCAGGGGACCGCTGACGGAGACACCAATATCAGCATGACACGCGGTTATGCCTACCCGGGGGCGTCTCTGACGCCACTGTCCATTGCAATTCCAAGTGACAGGGAAAATGTTGCCACAGCAACGCCTTTAATAACGACAAGAGGATGTCGGCAATGGAGTTTACCAGGCGCTTACATTGCACTAAACGGAGCAGCGGGTAGCGTTCGTGGTGACAGCGCACTGGTCGGTCTGTTTGTCAGAGCTGCATGAGGGACTGCAAATGAATATTCAGGAAATCAAAAAACCCCGCTATCTCGAGAGCGGCGTAATTGACTGCGAAGTTTTGTTTGAAGGGATGGATACCCCTATCCCCTACACAGCCACGGCAGAAGATACAGCCGAAACAGGCCAGCGCATCTGGCAGGAGCTGCAAAGTGGCAAATGGGGCGAAATCGCCCCGTTCACCATTACGCCTGAACTTATCGCCGCGGCGAAGGATGCCAAAAAACGGGAAATAGAGACATGGCGCGCAGAACAGGAAGCGCAGCCATTTACGTTCGAATGGAACGGTCGTACCTGGAACGCTGGCCCCGGCTCACTGGCTCGCCTTTATCCGGTAGTAATGGCGGCGAAATCCGATACGGCACGGAACGAGATGACGTGGGGTGACGCTGATAATCAACAGGTGAAACTGTCGATGCCGGAACTGGAAGAACTGGCAGCAGCAATGGCACAGGCACAGGTCGATCGCAATGACGAGATTTATCAGCGCCAGCGTGAAATGAAGGAGCAGCTTTCCCGGCTGTCCATATTGGACGAGGTGAGAGCGTTAACTGTCGGTGATTAAATAATCAGTATGTATAGTTTATGACGATCGATAACATCATATCGATCGTCGGTTTGCATCGATTGTGATTAAATACCCCCAGCCCTCCGGGCGATTATGTTTGGTTATTACACAGGGGGAATCATGGACTCTGTTCGCTGTAAAAACTGCAATAAATTACTGTTTAAAGGAGGTTTTAAGCATATAGAAATTAAATGCCCTCGCTGTAAACGTTACATTGTCATATCGAATGCCAAAGAGCATCCCACGGAGCTGTATTGTGGGAAAAGAGAAGAAATCACGCATTCTGACAAAACCCTGCGTTATTGAGTATGAAGGCCGGATTGTTGGCTATGGTTCAAAGGAGCTGCGCGTTGAAACCATATCCTGCTGGCTGGCCCGCACAATCATTCAGACAAAACACTATTCCCGCCGTTTTGTGAATAACTCCTACCTGCATCTGGGCGTATTCAGCGGACGTGACCTGGTTGGCGTTCTTCAGTGGGGATATGCCCTTAACCCCAACTCAGGGCGTCGTGTTGTGCTGGAAACGGATAACCGGAGCTATATGGAACTGAACCGCATGTGGTTACACGACGACATGCCCCGCAATTCTGAATCACGGGCCATCAGCTACGCGCTGAAAACCATCAGGTTACTGTACCCGTCAGTGGAGTGGGTTCAGTCCTTTGCAGATGAACGCTGCGGACGTGCTGGCGTGGTATATCAGGCGTCGAATTTTGATTTTATAGGCAGCCACGAAAGCACGTTCTACGAACTGGACGGCGAGTGGTATCACGAGATAGCGATGAACGCGATTAAGCGCGGAGGGCAACGAGGTGTGTATTTACGGGCTAATAAGGAGCGGGCCGTGGTACACAAATTTAATCAGTATCGCTACATCAGATTCCTGAATAAGCGCGCAAAAAAGCGCCTAAACACCAAGCTGTTCAGGGTTCAGCCATACCCGAAGTGA